GCTCCGTCCTCGGGTCTACCAGCAGGGCCTCGGTGATTACCCGCTCCAGTTCCGCCTCCACGGCTTTTCGTGATGGTTGCTTCAAGGCCTGTTCGATTTCTGAACCATAATCGGTGCTGTAAATAACGTGGGCAAAACGTTCGGTGAGTACCGCCTTGACGCAAGACTGCGCCCAAGCAGTGTGGCCGTCAGCTTGGACCACCCGCCCCGCACCATCTGTCACGAAATCGCCTTTTCCGAAATCAAAGAGCCAGCTTTTGCCGTACTTTGGCGCTGGCTCTGTCTGTTGCTCTACAATTTCTGGCGCATCGAATACGGGGTAAAGGCTTGGCATTACGAAGCCACCACCTTCGAGATAACTACCGGGTCGGTGTGATTATTGACCCAGGCTACAAGCACCCGGTCGCCGGGCTTGAGGTCGGGCTTGAACTCTATCTTCACCCCGTCTACTTCCTTGGACTTCCAGTCCCACCTGGTCTGCTGCGTCCAGGAAGTCACGGGTTCAGGCGAACCATCATCTTTTACCGGATACTCACCCCTGCCTACCAGCGAAAACGCCGAAAAGTTCACCTTCGCCAGCCACTCCGCGATGAGATAGTCCCCCTTCGGTATCGGCACCGCGAACCGATCTAGCTTCAGGCTCATGTCCGGCTGTATTGTACCCAGTTCTAGGGCGTCTGGTCCCTGCGTCTGGCTGGCTATCCTCTCTGCTATCACTTGCGCTAGCTTGCTTACCCCGCCGTTAGCCAACGTCCTCCACCTCCATGGTCATGGTGCGGTTGGTGGCGTCGTGGGCCACGCTCGACACGATGTAATAGCCGTTCAGCGTGCCTGCTACTACCTTCACCTTGTCCCCTTTTCGGAGGAAAGGCAGGTCCGGAGCTTCCACCCTGCGCCGCTTCCTCGGCTGCCCGCGCTCTTGCAGGATGCTTTTGGCCGCGCTTGTGGCTGCGGCCATACTGTCGTACTGCCGTTCGTAGACAAGCTCCTGCAAAACGCCGAATTCCGTCCTGCCGTCAAGCTGGGCCAGCACCCGAGCCCGGCTTTCTTGGTCTTCGGCCCCAACCACCCTCACCCGCGTCACCAGGTCCTCTATGTCCTGGTGGTCTTCAATCCTACTGACGTTGGTGTCCATCGTGAAACAGTAAACCGGGGTGTTCTGCCCCGGCTTAATCACGTCGATTTTCCCCTGTTTGCTCCGCACTATCCATTTGCCCGCCCCGCGCTGTTTCGCCTGCTCCAGGACGGAGGCGATCATGTCGGCGAGGGTATCTCCTCGGAATACCTGCCTGGCGAGAGCTGCGTCCGGGCCCTGCACCGTACCAAGAGGAATGCCCCAGGCACCGGCTATATCCTGGATTATCGCCTTTGCGGTCGTCCCAGCCTTATAATACCGGTCGTCCTTGCTTTTCGTCAGATAAATCAGCTGGTCATAGGCCGTAATTGTGAAGTGCCCTAGCGGGTCGGTGCGGTAATCCCAGGCGAACACGGTGCCGCGGAACACTTCCTGGAGCCCGGATCCCCAGTCGGCATACAGGAACACCTGCCCGCCGAGAGGCATCATGCCATGCAGCCACTTACCTCCCGGAAGCTGTACGTTTTGGAGCTCGGCCTCCAGGCGGACGGCCAGCTCGCCGTTGTTCTCTTCCCAGCTGAGGGTACGCAGGTAGGGGTTAAGATCGAGCTTCGCGCCGGAAGGCGTCAGGAAGACCAGCGAATAGCGGATCTTGGCAACGTCAATCATACCCGTCACCACCGCCCATCAGGCAATGCGTAGCTGCTGGCCGGGCTTGATAAGGTAGGGATCGGGGCCGATTAGGCTCTTATTGATGTTATAGATTTCCCGCCAGCGGCTGCCGTCGCCTAGGGTTCGTTTGGCTATCGCCCAGAGGCTGTCACCAGGCTTCACCGTGTACGTTTTTGGCGGTGGAGGGGCAGGACGCGTCGGTGCGGTTTTAGCCCCGGTGACACTCGTCTGCTGCCTGGCTACAGCCTCGCCTTCGGCTAGAACCACCAGTTCTCTGGCCCGCACCAGCCTTATCATGTACCAGCAGTCTCCATGCCCGCCCTTCCACTCGTGCTCGAAGCTGTCTTCGCCGTCGAAGTAAACGTCGTGGTTTATCGGCGTCTCGGTCACAAGCAAGCGGAGCTTGAGGCCCTGGTCCCGCCAGGCCGACAGTACCTCAACTAGCTCCTTCGGGGAGCGCCAGTCGGTCACATATGATGCATCCTGCCGCGCCTGGCCCGGGAAAAAGCCCTCGAAGGTAAACTTTGCCGGCACCGTGCCACGCGGCAGAGCTATCGTGCCCAGCGAGATCACGTCGAACGTCTGTATCCTATTCCCGGTCTGGCAGGTTATTTTCTCGGGGTTTATCGGGAAATGAATACGGCTCCCGTTGGGAGCCGTGAGGTAGAAGTCCATAGGATCACCCGCCTTGAATACGCGTTGTTCAAACTACTTCCCTAAAAATGCTTCAACTGCTGTTAAATTTGTCCTGGCATATTCATTTTTGGGATCTAGTTCTAAGGCTTTCTTATAAGCATCTCTAGCTTTAACGTAATCGCCTTTGCTAGAATAACCAAGCCCTAGAACGTTGTAGGCCATTGATTGCTCGCTTGGATCCTGTGCTTTGGATAGGTATGTTTCTGCTTTTTCGATAGCTTCGTCGTATCGACCAACCGTTATATAAGCCACAGCCAACGAGTAGTAAGCCGGCGCATACTGTTCATCCATCTCGATTGCCTTGTTGAACATCATCGCGCCCTGGTTAACATCCCGAGTTTTACCTTTGCCTTCTAGATACATCCAGCCAAGCATATCGTACGCACGAGCAATTGCGCTTTTTAAGCTTGATTCGTCGCGCAAGACTTTCCAGTGCCCGTTGTCGGCAACAACTGTTCGCTCGTAAGTAAAACTCTCTTTCTTGCCATTGTAGTAGTCCTCAGTTGTTTCGACAACCTTAAATACCACTCCATACTTGTAATTCGTTCCATTAAAGTTAAGGTCCTTAACTTCCCTTTTCTTTTCCACCTTGAACTCTTTAAGCGGCGTAGTTTCGGCATAGAGACGCTGCAAAAGAACAAATTCCTCTTGGCCGAAGCTTTTCTGGTTTAGTTCAGTTAGTTTCTCAAAAGCTGCAACGTAATCACCTTGTAGAATGTCTGTATAGTACGCTTCAATTACCTCTGCAGGTTCTCCTTGAGGGCGGCAGCCGCTGAGAACTATTAGCATACTGGCAACAACTAACACTACGCGCCCCATCCTCCTGGGCCTGTTCAAGAAAATACCCCCTTTGCATCTTTTTGCTCCTAGATTCTCCATAAATCTAGCATATTCCTCCGAAGCCCAGAAGGCGGCTTACTTATGGAGAGAATTCTGCCAAACGCTCTCAAGTTCGCGAGCAATAATATCTGCTGCCGCGTTAACGGCATTTTTGATGTCAGTCTCACCCTTAACTTCTATTCTAGCCTGAACCGCTCCATCCAAGTACATGTTGACGATGGTTACATTTGTACCCTTGTTTACATTGCCCAGGGCGGGTACTGCCCCTATAATGCCTCCTGTAGCGTAAGGCTGGGTTCCCAGATGCTCCCCGGCCCACTGCCACAGCTCCAAAGCGCGGTTACGGTAACGAGCAGATAATGGAATAATTACTTCGGGGCCCGCTTCACCGACCAAGGCTAGCTGAGGGTGCGCTACAACTCCGCCTAAGGCTTTAGCACCAGCAAAATCTGCATGTTGCAGTACTGTCCTGGAACCCGGGCTTGCGGTTAGGCCTGGACCTGGAGGGCGTGGACCGCCCGTTGAACCAATGATGGGTGTAAGGCCTAACTGCTTTTCGGCATATTCTTGCCCGTGAGGGATTCCTGCGATCGCCAAGCTGATTAGTATCTTAAAAGGCAATGGCACAGGAGCTTTTAGTCCAACATAGGTTCCAAATAAAAGCGCCAGCAACTTGTCCTTCCTGATAGCATCCCAAAAGCCAGCTATTAATCCTTTTGCTAATTCCCCCCCAAACGATATGCCATATTTAGCGATAACCGGGACAGCCGTTTTGGCAAAATCACTTAGGATCGGTTCTATATCGCTAACAATCATTTGGATTTTGCCCTGTAAATTCAGCCTCTGGAACTCAGGGTTGTCTAAATACCGATCCTTTATCCACTTGAACGCCGTTTCCAGGTGCCCAATCAAAGCATCTGCTGCTTCGCGCGCCGTCTCTTCCAGTATATTGCCCCACCGCTCCACCGTTGCCTGGTTGCGCTCGAACCATTCCACAAGCTGCAGTACCTTGGGCTGTATGGCTTTTCTCAGGCCCTCGCCCCAGCGGTAGAGGATCTGCATGTTAAAGGTGTCCTTAATCGTGCTCCAGAGTCCAAGCAGGGATAGGCTCTGGTTCTTCATCATGTCCTTAAACCGTTCATTCATACCCTCCACAAGGGCTTTAACTGCTGCATCGGCCTTAATGCCCGCCTTGCCAAGGTTCTCCATCTGTTTGGCACTGAGGCCAAACTTTTTCTGTAAAATATCATAGGCCGGGATACCAATCTCCGTCAGCTGCATAATTTCCTCGGCGCTAACCTTACCCTTGGCCCTCATCTGTCCCAGGGCTCTGACAGCCCGGTCGATACCCTCGGCGCCCACGCCAAGTCCGGCAGCAGCATTACCGATAGCCGTCATCATCGGCACTACATCCTGGGCCGCAAAGCCGAAGGCCAGGAGCAGCCGGGAGGCTTCCTGGAGTTGCGGAAACTCGAACGGGGTCTTAGCAGCGAAAAGCTGCAGCTGCTTCAGGAACGCCATTGCTTTTTCGGCGCTGCCGAGCATGGTCGTGAATCCGATCCGCGCCTGCTCCATGTTGCCGGCGAGCTCAAGCGGCGCCTTGACCAGCCCGGCGGTCAAGGCCGCACCGCTGACACCGATACCCAGGAGGCCCAGGGGCGATGTAACTGCCCGCCAGACTCGTCCCAGCACCCCAACCACGGTGTCCTTTGCTTGCACTACTATCGTCCAGGCACGGGAAGTCAATTTGCCCAGCGTGCTCCCGATTGCCCTCACCCTGGCGGTGACCCGGTCGCGCAAAGTCGCCTCCGGCTCCGCTTTAATTTGGTCCAGCCTCCGCGCCACGGCCATAGCCCTCGTGAGCTGGCCAAACAGTTTGCCCCTTAGCTCGGCGACCGGAGCGGCCTGCACTTTGCTCAGTGCCACCAACGCAGTACGGGCCTCGTTGATTTCGTCGACCAGAGGGCCTTTGAGGTCCGCTATCACGTCGAGGCGGTTGGCTTCCATGGCTTCAAGCAATCGGTTAATCCGCAGGACGACCGCAGAGACCTTATCCTGAGCCACCAGCACCGGAGCGGCCTGCTCGGCTCCCAGGTTTTTTACGAGCTTGTCGGCCTTTAGGACGCCAGCCGTCAGCTTATCCCTTATCTTCATTACCGGCTCAATCCGGAGCTTGGCGAGGGATTGCATGCGCTCCCGGATCATCTGGTTGGATTTTTCAGCCGCCCGCTGGAAGCGGTTTACCCGCTCCTGCACCTGCTTCAGAGGCTCTTCCGTCTGGTCGTCAACGACGATTGGTATTTCTACCCTATAGACCTCAGCTTCGGCCATCCCTCGCCCTCCTCTCCCGCTCTTTGCGCTCCTCTTCTTCGGCCTCGATTTGCACCTGCATCGAGGCCAGCATAAAAGCTCTCACCTTGTAGGGCTTCCGGTAAAACTCGTCAGGGGTGATGCCGAGCCGCTGAAAGAGGTGGTGCAGCACAGCGGCCCGGCCCCCAGCTCTTATGAGTTTTTTAGCGTCTCCTCAAGGCTCTCTCCTTCCTCGCCGTCGTAGCCGCTCAGTTTCTCGATCAGCTCAATGACCGCTTCCTTCTCGCCGCGCCGCAGTACCTTGTCGATGACCTGCCAGCCGGCGAGCACTCCTGCCCGCTCCCAGAGCGTTTTGTTGTCCCACAGGAGTTTCCGGTCGTCCGGGTGGGTGGCCGTGTAGATCATCAGCGAGTTGAATTTTGCCGCGTTGAAATCGCGCGGGACCGCAAGGTTGCCCAATTTGCGCTCCTTGACCACTTTCGTGGCCTGACCGCGGCACTTCTCCAGCTCTTCGTCGTCTAGCCCCCGCACCCGGAAGGAAAACAGCTTCTTCCCGTCCCGGACTACCTCAAATGTCTCGTACTTCGTTATGGTCTCCATTGCCTCCAGGACACCGCCAATGTCCCGGAGCATGGCATCTTCGGCGGTCAGAAGCTCTTCGCGCTTAGCCTCGTCCATCTTATCCCTCCGTTAAGCACCTGGTTATTCGTTGTGCGCCCGCAGGACGCCCATGAAGTTGAGAACGGCATCTGGTGCGCCTTTCTTTAGTCCATCCATGACTTTCTTGAGCAGTCGGGCGTCGCGGACCACGGTTTCGGTAAATGTCAAGGTCGCCGTGTAGCCCTGCGGAATAGACCACACGATCTTATTACCGGCCGCCTGGTAATCGGTGTTTTGAGGATGGATCTGCGCCTGCCAGGTGTTCACCTCGGCGAGGAAGTTGCCGTCGCCGTCGTAGAGCTCGCCATCGTAGCCGCGCAGGATGTTCCGCGGGTCGAAAGTGCCGGAGTCCAGCAGGCTCTGCAGGTCCGGCGGGTCGTTTACCCGGAAGCTCCACTCACGGTTAATTATCTCTCCCGGCCGCACGTTGGCAATGTCTATATTGCCCTCTGGCACACAGTTCCGGAACACATATCGAGCATCAGCCATCTAGATCACCTCCATCAGCTCTCTGCCGGCGGAGCAAACCGGAATCTGAAAGTAGCGTAGATCTTTTCAGTACCGTCAAGGTCATCCACATCCACCACAAACCAGGCCGAATCGCCGGCCGGCGGGGTGTTCGGGTCTTGGTAGATCTTCCCGTCTAGAAGAGCTCCCTCGGCGATCATCTCGTTGATGACCTCCTGGGCCGCTGCAATTAGCGTCGCCCACCCGTCAGGATTGTTGTTGACTTTCCCGACTATCAGATCCCACCTAGCCGCAATGCGGTCCATCAGGTTATACCTGGTGCGTACGCGCCGGATCTTCCTCCAGCCAGCGTCCTCATCGGAGGTAACGGTGACAAATGTATTGATGCCGTACTCGATCTGCACCTGCTTCTGCGCCGACATGGTGAAGACTAAAGCGCCTGACTGGATGGCTTGCTCAATTTCGGCGTTCGTAAGGGCACCAACCAATTCGGTAGCATTTCTTACTACGGCATGGGTGAGCGATTCGGTTATGTTGGCCGACGCAATCATACCGGCTACCCTAGCTGCGGCCTTGTAGCCCTCCCGGATCACGCCGTCAGAACCTTTGAACCCATTAGCTACATACACGATAGCCGGGTCGTTAAAGGCCCTAGCATTGGCCAGCCTGGTGTCCAACTGCACATTGGTAGGTTCGCCGACCACGCCTATAACTCGCTTGCCTTCGCGTATTACACGGTCGATGTAGGTCTGGACAGCCACGTGGGTTGCCAGGTCCTCGCTGTCCACCGCCAGCACGTTCCAGTCGATAGCTTCAATTGCCGAAAGGCCCGCGCTGTAGCTTGCACCGTCTACGGTCGGGTCCTGGCCGCCGGTTAGCGCCTGCTGGGTAACGGTAGCCAGAACACCGTTACCGTCGGCCAGCTTCGTGGCGGTGATATACGGGCTGTTGGAATCATTCACTGCGTCAACCAGGGCCTGCGGTTCTCCAGTACCTTTCGCGAAGGTAACCACCTGCAGCAGCGTTACTCCCTCGTAGAGCAGGAGTTCCCGCTTGGTCGTGTCGGTGAGAGAATCTCTGACAGTCACCTTGAAGTCATTGCCGCGTACACCCTCGTATTTGGCCGTGATGGTCACCACATCTGCTGGCGTAGCAGCGGTGTCCTTCAGGGTAATGCTGGCCTTCGCCCCGCCGCTGCCCAGACGATATCCAACCACCCTGCGGCAGCCACCACGGAAGGCCTCGAGCGCCGCATCGATTGTGCCGGCGGAACCAAAAGTAGCGGTAACTGCATCTGCATTTTCAAGGTGAGCTACCTGCCCGAGCGGCCCCCAGGAAGCCCGGAACAGGGCCGCCACGATACCTTGCGGTACAATAGCTTCCGGTGGTTCGCCGATGCTGGTTACTCGGACGTACACGCCCGGGCGGATCTTTTGCTCGCCTACCTGAAACACAGCACCTGCCATTTACACATCACACCTTCCTTTCGAGAAATGCTTTGATGGCCTTCTCGGCTTCTGCCCTGGTCAGGCTATCCTTGCCTACCAGCCGCAATGCCCCGGCCACCACTTCCGGCTTCACACCAAAATAAGAAGCCGCGGCGATGAGCTCGGCGCGGCTGTAAACAGGCTCTTGGTCTTGTGCTTGAGTTATCTTCGACTCCTTAGCCAAATTATGTCACCTCCCCATTAATTGCACCGCCAACAACAGCCCTGCTCAAAATGACAGCCTGGGCAGCAGGCTGCAGGACTCCAAACCTTGCCGTGAGCTGTATCTGCCCCTGTCTCATTGGGTCTGCCTCGCTGTTCCCCCAGACCTTTAGTAGCTCCAGAAGGCCCCCGTCGGGCATTTTGAGCCTGCGCTGCTTCGCCAGCCCTTCCGAAAGTCTCCGCACCCAGGTAAGCCGTGCTGCTGCGCCGGGTGCCAGAATATGCGCGGCAAGCTGCGCCTCCAGCCAGTTCACCGCTGCCGTGATCTGCACGGGCGTTACCCGCACAAGCCGCCAGTAAATCCCCGGACTAGCATCGGCGGGAGACCACGTAGCCGGGTCCGTGTGCACACCGGGCCAGCTAGCCGCCGTCCACTCCCGCAGGGCCGCCACCGGGTCGGGCTCGAAGGTGAGGCCGTCCAGCCACCCCAGAGCGAAAACCCTGAAGCGCAGGCCCCTGGTGATGGCCTCCCACTGGTCGTCTACGAAGTCCTGACCAGCAGTGCTCAGGTAATCGGCCAGGTACTGTTCCCCACTGTCGGCGAAACGTGCCCTGTGCAGCACGTTGATAACCGCACCGGCCAGAGCATCGACGTCCTGGAAGGTCTTCCGGTCAACATACGGCCAGACCTCAACGATTGTCGAGAATCCTGCCCAGTCATCGCCCGAATCCTGCACGCCCTCGCGCACGACAAGAAACGGTTTTTGCGTGTCTGGGCCGGCGACGTGGGGCTCGTACACCCGGCCCTGGACCTGTTGCACGTTCTCTATGAGTAATTGTCTGATGGCAGCGCGCATCTCAATCGCTCCAGTACTCCAGTATTCGCTCAGTGATGTCGTCGATGTTCGCGTCAACGGCCGGGATCAATGTCGGGCTGGGCCGGATCCCGGGATGCCTGATCTTGCCCGCCAGCGGGTGCTCTGCGCCGGCCCAGGACAGCGCCTTTTTAATCTCCGGCTCGATGTCGTGCGGCTGCGCGCCCGTCTCAAGTAGGCGGGCGTACCACGTTGTATGCGCCAGGTACAGAGTGTAGCCGTTCCTCCTGGGCCTCACACCCGCCTTGATGCCTTTTCTGGCTTCCCCCGTCCGGTCCGTCCACGCTGCGTAGCCCTGCGCGTATTCCTGCAGGTTGCGGGCCTCTTCTTCCAAAAGGGCCTGCATACCGGCCTTCTTTGCCCGTATACGTTCCCGTGTCTGGTCGCCTAAAGCCACGGCCCTCACCTCAGTTCGGAGCACATGACCTGCAGGAACCGCTTCCGCCCGTCGGGGTCTAGAATCGCTTTTATGTCAAACGTCCTGTTGGCAAATCTGACGCGCATGTGCGGATCTAAATCGGACCGCCACCGAATCGTTATCCTGGACGTCACTTGGGATGCCTCGCCCAGCATCCGCGCCTGGAAGTAATCACGCCCGGAGAGGTCTTCCACCTTGGCCCACACCGTCACATAATCCACCCAACCGGTCAGGCCGCCTGTCGCGGGGTCAATGCCGCGTTTTTGGAATGTCACCCTGTGCCTCAGTTCGCCCGCGTTCATTGCAAAGTTCCTCCTCAGGCCCTATCCAGGGTGACCGCGACGGCCTTGCTCCCTGAAACGTACACCGAACCTGCATACTCCTGGTACCCATCTGCAGTCACGGTGTAATCCAAATCCGCTCCGGTCGCCGGCAGCATAAAAACGGCTTCGCCTTTCGAGTTAGTGACCTTCGCAATTCCTCCAGCTACAACTTTTGCCCCGCGCACCGGCGCACCTTCGCTCGTGACTGTAAACGTTACAATGTAGGAGTTATAATCGCCGGCTAGGCTCAGGTGCGCTTTCAACATCTCATAAGACTTCATTAACCATTCTGCTGACCGGTCGTAGTAATCAAAATGCGCCCGGCAGTAAGTCACGATCGCCTGCTTTATGAGCGGATCCATCGTGTTCTGTGCTTTATCCGCCGCCACGCCGGAGAGGGCCAAGTCAGCTATGGCGGCGTCTATTAACCTTTGAACCTCCACATCTCGCTCGTTTCCGTCGATGCTAAGCTCCGACTTGACCTCTTCCAGCATCTAGTTCACCCCTTCTTTTTCTGCCTGCGTTTCGGAAGTCTGGCATCTTCGTCAGGGGCCACCACAGCCGTCTCATTTTCAAAAGAAGGAAGCGGGATCCGTTCAAGGTATCCCGCTTCCTGCAGCTCGGCAACACGATCCAGGTCGTTCGATTCGTACACGTAGCCCGGATTGTACGGCCTGCCAGTGTGCCTGTCAATGAAAGCCCTTACTACTTTAATCTTCATTACTCAGGCCCCCACCTTATGCGGCAGAAGCCTTCTTGATGCGGAGGAATCCGTTCTTGCTCACCACGTTGCCGCCGGCGAAGATGACGCCCTTGTGTGCAATCATGCCCTGCTTGAACTTGTAGTCGGTGGACCGCATCACTTCCATATCGCTGAAGATGCACAGCATGTAGTTGGACAGCGGACCGTAGGCCATGCAATATTCACCAGCAGCAGTCGCCGGATCGGAGAGAGCTTTGCAGGCGCTGTTGATAATAAATGGGATCCCGTCGATGGTGCCGGTGTTGCCGTTGGTCACGATATTGTGGAGTTTCTTCCCGTCTGCGGTGCGCAACTGGCTGAATGCTTTCAGGTCTTTCTTGTTGAGGATCAGTACGGCAGCATCTTCAACATCTTCGTCACCGCCATAGCTGAAGATGATCTCGTCAAGGGTCTTATCGTCGATGGTGGCAATCGCAAGGTCCGTAGCGGGGTCAATTGCGGTAGCCGCCGTGGAAAAAATACCCACTAGACGGTTGGTCGCTCCGGTCCCGACAAGGATCTCGCGGGTCAGTTTCTTGCGGATCGCAATGCGGATTCCCCGCATTACCTCTGCATCGTAAGCAGCCGCAGGCAGCTTTTGGAGTTCTTCGGTATCTTCGGCATACGCCGTGATCTTGGTCTTGGTAATGTCGGCATAGCCGAAGACCGGCTCCGCTGCTGCATAATCGGCTCCTTCTTCGCTGTAGTCACCGATACCGTAGCCAGCTAGGTACGGTTGCTTGAACGATTCTCCGCCGGTCAGGGTCTTGATCGTTACCCGGTCAATCAGCGAGCTTACCTCATTGAAAGTTGGCCTAATGTCCGTAGCCTGGTGCTGCGGCAGGATGATGTTGCTGGCCCCAACAGTGACGGCCCGGTTTTCCTTAAGGGCCTGTCCGCGTTTTTCAGATTCCTCTTTCTCCTTTGCGGCGCGATCTTCCGGCACCTGGCCGGCTTGATCCACCTTGCGCATCTGCGCCGGTTCGGGCGCAGCGGCAGGCTGCGCGCCGGTACCCCTCAGAGCCTCGATCACCTTCAGCCGCGCACGCAGGCGCTTCTCTTCGTCTTCCAGATTACGCAGTTCCTCTTGGATTTTCTCCAGGTCCACATCTTCCCCACTTTCCAGCATGGCACGGATCTCCAGTTTACGGTCGGCAATCTCCTTGAAACGAGCTTCGTACATTTTGCATACCTCCTTAATGTTCGTTATAGATAGGTCTGGATGATTAACTTTTTCCGCAACTTAGAGCTCTCCAGCTCCTTACGCTCCTTCTCAGCCTCCGCCTCGAAGAAACTCCTTGCGGAAATGAATGTATCTGTATATGCCGGGGTATCCACCGCCGACACATCCCAGATCTTTTTGAACCTCAGGATCGTCCTGGTATGGGTTTCCCGATCATAGCTGTCTTCAGCAACAGTAAAGGCGAAGCTCATCTTGTCGATGTCGCCCCGCCTGATAAGCTCATACAGGTCGCGGCCGGCAGTAGTGTTGGCCAGTTTGGCCCGGATCAAGAGGCCCTGGTCATCAGGTATGAGCTCCAGGGTCTTATTCCGGGTCCGCGCCATCACCATAACGGCATCGCTGTGATTGTACTTAAACGGCACGTCTGACAGGTCTGCCCCATCTAGGGCACCCCGGGCAATTACTTCGTAGTATTTGATGCCATCGAATTCATACAGTACGGTTGGACTATCGTACACTATCGCCCGGCCCTCGACTATCATTTCTCCTTCGCCGGCTGCATCAAGCGCCCTAAGTTCCGCTAGGCGGATTTCCCTTTTGGCTTTCTCCATCACCGTCCCTCCTCGCTTGTCCTCAAACTGTGATAGGCAAACCGCGTATCTCTGTTTTTCGTCAGGATACTCGGATACCATGGTTTCATCGGCCATGCACCGCTTCAGGAAGTCGTCTTTACTCTCCCCGTCCCTCGGCTTCGGGATCGGCATCGGTCTCACCCCCTTCGACTGCCAGCCAACGCTTCTGCGGGGCGTTGATCATCAGCGTATTTCCAGCGTAATTTCGTACCATCACTGAGCCGGCCGGCATACTGGTGAATGCCTTTGCAGCATTTGAGGATCACGGAATTTGTGATGCCGTATTTCTCTGCGGCATCCTTCGCGCACGCGAAGACTTCACCGGTGGTGACGCAGACAACCCGCTTGGCCCGCGGGTTGCTCTCACCTCGCATTTTGATGGAATGAATGGGCCTAGATTTTCCGAAGAAAGGATGCCTTTCTCCGCTCACGGCTTCGCTTACTTTCCTGCGGAACTCTTCCGGCCATATCCTCCCCTTGTTGGGTGACGGCTTGCCCTTCCTCGCTTCGCTAAGCCTCCGACGCTGTTCGGCGGACATGGGCTTGCCGTAGTTTGGATTGTTCGGGCCGGATAGGGCTTTGCGCAGCTTTTGCCTTATGGCTTCCTTGCGTTCTTCGGGAAGCCCATAGTAGCTATGCTGCCCCTTAGCGATGTTAAATCCATATCGGCGGTCGAGCGCCATATGTTGCTCGATCCAATACTCCTCCCGCTCATTGAGCAGCGCCGGATCCGCTGGCAATTCCTCCAGCACCTCGAAGGCGAAGGCGTCAGCACCATATTTATCCCATGCTCGCTGCAGGTGGAAACTGTGATGCTTGCCTCGCTCAAGCAAGCTTCGGTGCTCTGTCAAGCGGTGCCTGATGTCCAATGCCTGGCCTATGTAGACCTTGCCATTCCCCAGGCACCGGATCCTGTAGATCCCGCAAGTCGGCATAGCTAATCACCGCGCCTTACGTGTTGTCCGATTCCAGGTCATCCAAGTCGTCGGTCTCGTCCACCGGCCGTGTGTCCAGCCTGCGAATCGGAACGTCCCCGCCAGGAACTGGCGGCAGATTGAAGACCCCCGCCAACTGGTTCGGGGTCATGATGCCGCGGTCAACAAGCTGGACGAGCCCCAGCTTCGTGCGCACCGACGCATACTGGAGACGGTTCGCCTCAAAGACAATCTCATTTCCGAAGCCGCGTTCCCGTTCGGTAAAGAGCTTGCTCGTAAACTCCAGCGACATTTGTACGGCCAGGGGTTCGATTGTGCTTTCGTAGAACGCATTCCACTCGTCTTCCGTGTATTTGCCCATGATGATGCTTTCATTTACCCCGAAGTACCTATATACAGCATCTCGGAGCTCTTTCATCTGTGCAGCGTTTACCATTAGTGGTTGATTCTTAAGCTCGATATAGTCGGCTTTACCATCTAGGGCCGCCACGCCGCCGCTATTCTGGATAGTCATATATTCGCTTACAAACCTGTCGCGGTTCGCTTTAATGTCGCTTTCCTTCAGTAAGCCCTGGTATTTAATGATGCCCCTGAGGTTTGCGCTGGTCTTCACGGCCTGGGCAAGCCCTTCATTTGTAGTGTGAATGGCCTCCAGGGTGGCGTTTATCGGGTCGTTCGGCGCGCCGGCCATGTCCGATTTGTAGAAGTGCCGGCGGAGGTGGATAACCTCGCTGTAAGGTAGGTCTACATATTGCCCCGGCCCGAAATGGAACCGGACGTAGATAGTACCGCTATCGTCTTCCAGGAACTCCGCCAGGTTGCAGTTAATCGGCCATATAGCTACCAGATAGTCCTCTTCCCATTGTGGAAAGGCAAAGGCATTGTTGTCGATCATCAGAGTGGTGATCATCTTATAGAGAAAGTCGTAAGCATTCATGCAGGGATTTGGCCTGATCTGCAGCAAGCGCTCGATCTGCCCGCCGACAGGGATGATTTCCCCATTCACGCGCCGGATATGCCTGGCCTTGAGCTTTGCGGCGTTCCGGGCGATGGCGTCCACAGCGGAGCGAACCACATCCGCCTCGTAGGGCTTGCCGCTCCATGGTGTAAAAATAGGCGTATACCCATTTAGCATCTGAAGCCTGGTCAATGTGAGGCGGTTCCGGATTGCACCAAATATCTTTTGAAATAAGCCCCTGCGTTCTGCCACGCAATCACCACCCTATCAGGCCTTTGTAATCTTTCAGATGGTTCTGTAGGACCGTATAGGCAATCAAAAGCGCCACCGCTGGGTCTATGCGCTGGCGCTGGTTCTGGCCCTTTATGGGCCGGATGTTCTCATTTTTGTCTACTTCAACTGAGACATTGGTCAGAGCCCACTTCATTAATGGGTTGTTGTTATAATTGATTCTCTTGGCAGCCAGGTCGGCCTTCAGTTCCTTCATGGGAGCGCTGAGGGTTCGGGCGCCCATAATCACCGGGATGAGATTTTCTTTGTTCGTGTAGCCCAGGCGAATTTCCATATCTTCCACCCAGGCCGGCGAATTCCAGCTATCGTAGCCGCACCAGTAACAAGCAATGCCGTATTCGTCCCGCAACCGCGCAAACCAATCAGTTACGTAACGATAATCTACCTTGTTTCCTGGGCACAGGGTTATTAACCCGCGTTCTGCCCATTTGTCGTAAGGGACCTTGTCTTCTCGGCTTCGTTGCTCTATCGTATCCGCCGGCATAAAGCCCTGCAACAATACATATTTCTTTTCGCTGCCGGGCTTCATGACCAGAACGACGGCGGCCGTCAAGTCAGTGGTGGCTCCGAGGTCTACTCCGCCTATGCCGTAGCAATCCCGGATTTCGTCAATACCAAATGTCTCTTCGTTGTTTGCCTCCTCAAAGGTGAGCCATGTGCCAGCGACGGTCTCGCGGATATTAAAATCCTTAGTGAGCACCGTAGGAAGAAATGCCGGGTTATTCTTAGCCCGTTCGACATTGGCTGCTAGCTCATCATAATTCTTGATTGTCCCAAGGCCCGGGTTTGCTTTTTCCCAAGCGCGAAAATCGGTCCACTCATTGCGATTATCTAACTCATAAATGAACGCCAGAAAACGCTCGTCTTCAATAACGCCATCCAGGACCTTGCAAGCGTAGTCGTAGATGTCATCGTAAATGCATTCCCGCACGAAACCAGCAGTCGTAATCATGGCCAGTAGAGGCTGCGTCCTGGCAGCCATCGACTGCTTCATTACGTCGTAGAGGTTGCGGTCCTTGATAGCATGCAGTTCGTCGATAATTACGCAATGGGAGTTCAGCCCATCAAGACTATTACTTTCCGATGCCAACGGTTCAAATTTGCCAAAGGCAACCGGAAAGTATAGATCCGTTTTGCGCTTTCGTATATGTTTGCGCAGCGCCGGCGACTGGCTGACCATATTTACAGCTTCGGTAAATACAATCCTGGCCTGGTCCCGTTTTGTGGCCACACAATACGTTTCCGCCCCGCCTTCGCCGTCCCCTACCAGCATGTAGAGCCCTAGGCCAGCTAGGAGCGTAGATTTCCCATTTTTCCGTCCTACCATCAACATGAACTCACGGCAGCGCCGATGACCAGTTTCCCGGTGAACGAACCCGAATACGGCCTGCAACATGGCTTTTTGCCAGAGTTCCAAGCGTACTGGTTGTCCCAGCCACCGTCCCTTGGAGTGCCGGCAGAACCGCTCTATGAACTCGATGGGCTGGTTCGCCCGCTCCAAATCAAAAACCCACGGGTCACGTGGGTTCTGCAGTTCATCGACTATTTTCTGATATTGCTGGCGCAGGCGTTTGCAGGCGACGACTTCGCCCGACTCTATCTTGGACCAATATTCGAGAATGTAATTCGGCTGAGTCGCCATGCCTATCGCCTGGCCTGCTTCACAAAGGCCATGAGCTCGTCTTCGGCCTGCTTCGCCTGGTCAGCATCAGGAAGTAACTCGAACAGTTGCTTGCACACAGTGGAGTATCTCTGGATCATAGCATTGTAAACTTTTGTTGCCGGATGCTCCCGGAGGAACCGCTGCGAGCCCTGCTCGAACGTTTCTAGCACGCCCTCATGGTCGATGATGTGGCGGGTCTCCTCGAGGGTGACTCGCATGAAAGCAGCCTCTTGAATCAGGCCTTCTGCCGCCCTTTGCCGATCACGTGGTAAGTTCTTGCATAACCGGCGAAGTTTGGCTATCTCCTTCTTGATTTGTTTTTGCTTCTCTTCCTCAGTGTAAAGCCGCATATTTTTCGCCACCTTTTGAGCCCCCCCTCACGTGCGCAACCGTTCCGGGGTTTTCGAGGGTGCCCGCCGCAGTCTAGCGCCAGCCGTACGCCTTTCGAATAGGGGGGGATCATCGTTTTACCAAATTCCCAGCCTCGTCAAACGTCAATCCCTCAGCCGTACTAGCTTCTCCATGCTCTCTCCTGTGACACTCCAAACAAAGCAGTTCCAGATTGTCCCAGTTAAGTGTTATATTAGGGTCATTGATATTCTTAGGCGTCAGCTTTATCTTGTGGTGGACTATCAGGCCTGGTCTCCCACAACGCTCGCACAATCCGAACTTACTGGCAAAGTAAGCATCCCTACACTTCTGCCATGCGGCACTCTTGTAGAACTTCTCAGCAAACGGTTTCATGCTCCCGTCTCTCCACAATCTCCCTGAGCCTATGCCTCGGTATCTCCCCAGCATGCACTCTGGTATGGCACTCGGGGCATAAGCAAATCAGGTTCTCCCTTACATCGTCTCCTCCAGCTCCCCTGGGTTTGATATGGTGTACCTGCATCGGACCGAAGGTCCTGCCGCAATACTCGCAGTAGGGCTTTCTCACTGCACGGATGGCAGCCGGATCCTTGATCCTCTTCGGCTTAGACACCATCATCGTCCGCCTCGATCGTTACCCGGAACGCTTTGCCTTTCAGCATGACAAGCTTTAACGCCTGTGCTAGATCGGTCTCCGGTATGTCGAGCTTGATTCTGGCGCCGTCTCCTCCTACGCTGATTGCGCTCTGAATCGGTGGCAATGCCGCAGTAAACTGTATACGCATGTTTTTTCTCTCCCTCCGTTTCGCGCGCCCGCCGCCCCACCCCCCGGCTTATGGCGCGTAATGCTCCCCGCCCCGAAGGGCCTGCCACAAAACACTAAGGCTGCCTTTATCGGCAGCTCTTATACCGTCTCCAGCATTGCTCGATCAGATTGTTTGGGGTCAGTGCAGTTGTCGGCACAGCAGCCATCGTTCCGGACAACGTGACCGCAAGGCAACGTCTTCATGGGTTTACCCCCTAACGGAAAAGCCGCCCCGAAGGACGGCTCTAGCTGGTAACATAATACCACATTCTAGCCCCGAAAAAGTCCGGACTTTTCTACTCTCCGGCTGCCCTTTTGTACGGCAAGCCTCTTTCTATTGCCCTCGCCCCTATGTGCTCTATCACTTCGCGTTGCCATTGGAACAGCAATGTCCGCCCAATATGCAGGCGCTCGCAGCATTTCCACACAGGCAGACGATCGAAGTATTTCAGCTTGATAAGCATCAGGTATTCGCGTTTTTCTTGCTTTCTCAGATCTTCCAGCACATCGGCAATGCATTGAACCCACTTAGTTTGCTCCTCATTATCTATTTTGGCCAGCTTAATCCCTCTGACCGCAGTTGGATCGCTGATGCGGCCTTGGCTCCGTCCTTCTTGGCGGTGAGGCGTGCCATACAGGGCCTCAGCCCGCGCCTCGTTCAGCTCCCGGACGTGCTGCTGGTAGTTATAAAGCTCGTGTTCGATACGTCGGAATAGCTCTTTCGAGATGATCGGCACGCCTCTCCCCTCCCTCAGTATCGCTTACCGCAACAGCTCGGGGTTCTCGTAAATGTTACCAATTACCCGACAAGACGTAGTTGTTTCCTCACAGATTCCGTAGCTACAATACCAAGATAGTTCCCTAAGTCGTGGACCGGCACCCATCTTAATATGCGCCGGGTGGGCCGTTACCAAGGCCCCGTCATAAGTTAAGTAAACCTGGGAAACATAGGGAGTCTTGGTCTCAACCGAATCATGAAGGCGAACAATATCGCCCTCATATATCTCCCGCCCAGTATCATCCATTAGGCCAGTATACTGCATCAACACAAACTCCTCCGGCTGCATCCCGCTTTCTGTACAGATGCGGCCATTCTCAAGATCTATCCACCTTACCTTGTGGCACATGCGCCACTCACCGCTGGTATAGTCCTTCACCCAGGCGCGGAATTTAGGCAGACGCATGGGATCTTACCCCCTCAAGTGTACGCCACAATCTCCGGCCACTTTTCAGCCAACCGCCAGAACTCTTCCAGATTCTCTCGTCTGAGCCTGGCCGCCATACCGTGCCGCCAGAGCGATTCCGCCGCCAACCAGGTCGTTTCGGACCTTTCTCTTTCCGGGTCTGCGACGCGGTCATAGTGCTCCAGGTACGGCAGGTCGTGCTCGAAAATATACGCCCATACATCGCAGGCCCGCCAATTGGCGAGCGGGCACGCTGTCAGCGTCTCGCGGTCGTCCGTCTGGTAGATAAATCCTTTTCTTCTGAGCATCAGCGCCCTGGCCTTACTTTCTGCCTTTCTCAGTCCCAGGAACTGCCCGGTCCACCCCTGCGCTTTGACGTATTCGTTCACGCGCCGCTTGTATTCGCGAAGCATCCGGCCAGCCGCTTTTTTTTCTTCCGGTGTGGATGGATGC